TCAACTAGACCAGAAGCACTTGGGTTCAAGCACTCTAGAGTAGTTTCATGTACCATTAGCGCACGTAGTCTATCACCATCTTCAGAGATATCTCTGTGGTGTAATGGACGTAGTGTTGCCATCTTAAACATTGATGAATCATATACTAAGATATTATCATCAGCTGCTGCGTTAGCTGCACCAGCACCAGAGCCAGTGTGACCCATAATGTAGTTAGGAACTACCTGTACAACTCCAAAATCAGTTTCATATACTTCTACTGATTGACGAAGTTTTCCAGAATCGTCGATGTTACGACGAACATTTCCATTAGAAACTTGTCCTTGTGCTGCTGTTGAGAAGCTACGCTTAAGACGTGGTGACATCATAAGGGTAGTAGGTCTTCCACCATTTTCCCAACATGCTTGCATTACTGAATCTACTTGAGATAAAGTAAATGCTGCTGCTGAGCCTGCAGATGCAGGAACGTTAGAACCATCACCCGCACCAGCAGTGATTGCACCACCTGAAGCGTTAACAGTATTAGCTGCCTTCACCCAAGATTGGTATCCACCCATAACACGGTTACCCGAAGAAGACTTAACACCTTTACCAGTTGTTAATGCCCACTCGATATCACGCATCAATTCCTTACCACGTTTTTCAGACTGATATTTAAATTCAGACTTACGACCTGCTTTAGATACATTTTCCATAGTACCTGAAACTTCAATCGACTTAGTAAAGATTTGCGTTTTGTTATTTAAACGAGCTACAACTGGACCAGTTGAAGGTGTGCCTGGGAAGGCCGCGCCCTCAGCGTTATTATTCGCTGCTGGTGGTTGTAATTCGTCAGTTGACCATTCATGTAAAATTGCTGTAGCTTTTGTTCTACCACAAGAGGACATAAACGGTGTATCATCACGAACAATATTAGAAATAAAGTTCGCAAGATCCTCGCGGTTACTTGCCGCGTTCGTTGCCGTTGTAAACGTTGTTGCCAAAATATTCTCCTATTTGACTAGTTGAAGAGTTCGGAGTTATCAAATATACTATCGTAAGTTTCATCGCTAAGAACCTTTAAATCTTTATCAGATCCTTTTCCTTTAGCAATTCGTTTACGAGCATCAACACTCTTTGTCTTCACTTTGTTTTGTTTTGAAACAGGCTTTTTAGCAGATACTGTTTTAACTGGAGCTTTTTTGCGTTTCTTAGCTCCTGTAGAAGCAGATGTTTTTAATACACGGTAGTCATTAATAAATTTAGCAATAAGCGGTGATGCAATTGTATTAACAAATTCCTCAGGAATTCCTTGTTCAACTGCAAACGCATAATTATCTTGCGCCATTTTATCTGACCAGTCAGGAATTAATGTCTTGATTTCCTTTTGAAAAATCTTTACATTTTTTTCTGCTGTTTTACGATACTCTTCTTCTTGAGCCTCGATCATTTTATCCGTTGTTTTACTACGTTCAGCTTTACGCTTGGTATATTCATCTTCTAAAGATCTGTACTTATATTGTAGTGTTGCTAAATCATCATCAACTCCTTCAACATAACCATCTTTAGCCATTTTGTCCATAACATCTTTTCGGCTTTGTAGTAAAGCTAGATCTCTATCATCTTGCTGTTTAAGTAAATCTTCATTTATTTTTTGAAATATATGTGATTTCTCTTTCTCAGTTTCTAACTGTTTGGCTTGTTCCGCCAGTTCTTGACCTTTTTTAGTCTGGCTCTGATTAGTTTGATAACCTTTGATTAACTCTTCTATTGTTACTTCAGATTCTTCACCATCCACTTTAACTGGTACAAGATATTCTAAATCAAGTTCACCGTCCTCTATTTCATCAGATTCTTCGTCTTGGGTAGATTCCTCATCCTCATCGTCCTCTTCTTCCGTAGCGTCATCATCCTCATCATCATCAACATTTTCAGCGTCCTCTTCAGCGGGGTCTAGATCTTCGCCTTCAAGTTCTTCTGTGGATTCGTCATCTTCTTGGATAGATTCAACTTCCTCTGTCTCATCTAAAGCAGGACTTAATGTACCTCTGTCTACTGCTCTGTCTAATAAAGTATCTATTGCATCGTCCATCGGATTATCAAATCCAGATTCACTCGTGTTTACATCATCCGTTTGGGTAGAATTTTCACTCATAAATATCGTCTCCTATATAATTAAGAGAGTCTTGAACAACTCTCATCATCTCTCATCAGGGTTCTTCAAGAACCTCTATTTTTTTCCTTTTGTTACTGCGGGCTTTTTCATTGATTGTAACTTTTCTTTTAAGTTCAACATGTCTAAACATGCTGTTGAATTAACTCTAGCATATGATGCACCAAGCCCAATGTCACTAATCATAACACTTACCATTGAATCTAATTGTTCAATAGCTTTGTCTAACCTTTCATTCTCAACCATCATCATCTCCTTCCATCTCTTTGGTTTTGTTGTTTTTAGCTGTTACAGCTCTTTCTATATTTGACTGTACAGCTCCTAATGAAACTACTTGATGATAAATAAATTCACGAGCTTGAGTTTCATGGTGTTTCGTAGTGATCCAAGCTTTAAATAAATCATTCATCAAGTCTTCATATACAAATGTCATTGTGTCTTTTATATCTTCACATTGCCATCCTTTCTGCAGAACACGTTGACTATCATCATATGGTGTAACCTTTTTAGGTTTGCCTCCAACAGACACGTGTTCTTTATGTCTTTTATAATCACCCATCTCTCATCAATCTCCTAATGATTACGCTTTAGTAATTAACGTAGTGTGGACAACAGCTCCAGGAACAGTTGTATTACCTGTAACTCCATCTGCATTGCTAATTTGTACTATTAAATCTCCTGCTGCTACTGCAACATTTGTTGTACCATCCATTTTAGTAACATTACCAGTTAACCTACCATTAGCATCAACTGTAAAAGCTGACGGTTTAATATAAGTTAAGGCTGATACATCATAAAACCATACTTCACCCATTTTGCATTCCTCCTTGCATTTGCTGCATTTGCTGCATTTGTTGTTGCTGCTGTTGTTGTTCTGCAGCTTGCTTTTCATTCTCTTCCGTATCTTGATATAAACCTTGGAAGTCTACAGGAATCTTAACAGGTGTTGAAGCACCTTCAGTTCCTTCGGCTTTAATTTTAATCTCAGCCCAATTTCTATTACTTTCATCCTCTGCTTCAAGTAATTGACGCTTATTATCTATCTTCTTATTATCTATCTCAGCTTTAATAAGACTAGTGTTAGCATCATTTTGTGCTTGAGCAGATTGACTTGCAGCTTGCTCCTGCTGCTTTCTTTCTTGTTCTTTAGCTTCAATCTCTTGCATGACCTCTGGATTATCTGGGTCTACAAAATAATCAAGTGGATCTAATCCCATAGCAGTAACCATTTTAACACCTAAATTAAAAGCAGCGTTTTGTGATATATACTTTCTAGATGTAGGATCTTGTGCCATAAGTGGAATTAACTCTCCAACCTGTTGTAACTTCTGTTGCATGTTGATATTAGAGTTTTCGCCAAGGTTAGCTTGAATATCTAAATCTAAATTAGAAGGAATCATTTGCAAATCACTTGGAGATATAGAAGCATAACCTTTATCAGTCTTATACATCATATCTTCTTTAATGTTTTGTTTCATCTCTTTCAATAAACCACGACACAGATCTTTAAAACCTGTTTCCATAAATCTTCTAGCAATATGCTCAATACGGATTTGAGCCGCACTTTGAGTTTGAGCCATCTTAGCTTCTGAGTTTCCAGATACGTATAACGCGTCATTCAAACCCATAGCAGCTTTTGTTAAACCTGTTGATTGCTCTTTCTGTAACTGAAGATATTCTAACATGCCTTGAGTTCCAGGTGATATTGGATCAGGACCTATTTGTTGTACTGAGTTAACAGCTGGACCATTAGTAGCAATAACTTGTTTAGGTACAGGATTTTGTAATGCTGAAAAGTCTACAACATTTGGATCGGCTAATGTTCTACCGTAGTTACCAAAGTAAACATTTTCTACAAAACCTCTTAATATAGCTGTGGTAGCTTGCATTTGCGGGCGTACCATATCAGCTAAAGATAAACCATGATATTCATGAGGAATCTCTACTGGATTTAAATCAGCTACAGGTATATAAGATACATCATCTTCTTGAAGTATATCATTACCAGCTTTAATAACATGTTTAAGCTCAGCAACTCCATCTCCATCCCTGTCAGATCTAATCCAACATTCAATAACTTCTAATACTGTATTAGCTTCATCAGAATCATCTAATGCCTCATTAGCTAACCAGTTGTCAATACCAACAGAATCTTTTCTTGATGATATCTCTTGAGACCAAGACATTCCGCGACCGACTTCAGCATTCTCACCAATTTCAGATAAGTCCTTTTGGAAATCAGGAAACATCTGTCTTATTTCAGAATAACTAAGCTCAACAACTTTAGCTACAAACGTAGCGTCTTGGATGCTCTTAGCATCTTTATTGATTAAGAATGCTTCGGGAGGTATAGCTTCAATAACAACTTTAGATTTATCTAGAGTTCTACGAAGTCTTACATTTTGATAGATTTGTTCCTGCGGTCCAGGCTCGTAATTCTCTGTAACTTCCAAATCCCCAACAATCTCTACAAGTGGATCTGCAAGAAGTTCATCTAGTACTGTCTCAGAAATCTGATCGTACTCTTCCATTTCGTACTCAGAATCTTCAACCCATGACCAGCTTAATGTTCCATTACCATATAAATAAGCAGACTTAACCCAGGTGTTAATTGTTTTCCACCCGTCATTCTTATTAAATATACAGTAATTAACTAGGTCTGAAGCTACTTTAGCCTGGTGAATATCACGCGGCTTCATGCTTCTAGGTACAAAGTTAGCAAGCTTATTATTATCTAATAACAGCTTTGTTGTTAAAGCAGTATAACTTTCAATAACCTCTGTGGTATCAGAAGATACAATCTTACTAACTCCCTGAGGTTTTAAATCACCTAATGGCGACATATTAAATTCATAAGTAGCATTTTCTCTTCTTGAAGACAGATCACCTGCTCCCGTTAGACCTCCAATACTATTACGAACTTTTGAATCAATCTGAGCGATCAATTCATCGTCAGTTACTTTTTTCAATTCCATACTCTCTCTCTCCGTTACAGCCAATTAGTCTCGTCTGTATGTGTATGTTGATTTAGTTCTCCAAAGGAGAAGCGTTGATTTGTTAAAGAATGACCATGAGTCCTGTAAGCTTCACAAGCTATAGCAAGAGCCATAACAGTATCATCATAATGACCTGTAGCAGCTTGCATCCTGTTATTCTCACCTACCAATATGTAATTCCTTAATTCATCTAAAATCAAGCTTGATGGGATATTTATATCATAATCCTTAACCATAGCTTGTAAGTTAGATATTATAGGCACTTTCGTGCTTACTGTAGTTTTAAATCCATATGAATTTATATCATTACCAAGTCTTACATTAGCAGTCTTTCTTTGCTGATATAAGTTTGGATAATTCATAGAGTGTAGTTGTTGTATTGTAGCTAGTCCAATTGAGTTAGATTCAGGAGCCAGCAAACAATTGTTATACCACCTGCCTAAATAAAATAGAACGTGCCCAAAGAATACAGGATCAATCCTGTTATTTCTATATAGGGCTACAACATTTCTTTCGTTGTCCATGACAACTGCCGCGGAATAGTCTCCGCCCACACCCCCGGCGACATCCCCGCCGATGAGATATTTTTTATCTCTTTTAGGTGGTTCCCACACATGCAAGTCTCCTTCGATATCCTCATCGAAACTCGCATAATCTCTATTAAACTTTCTTATTGACTCAGGTGCAGAGTGTATATACTGATTGATTACTTCAACATCAAATACGTTTGAACCTGATTGGATGAAGCTTTCCTGAGCCGTGAACGGATATTCCTGTTTGAATAAAATAGAAGATGTTTCTGCAATTTTGATTCTGCGCCAGTATATCTGCTCATCATCTAAATCCCATTCGTCTTTAATCTTCTGTTCTTCAGATGTTAGTTCTAAACCATCTGGCACTGCAATCCTGTATTCGTCCTGGATATACCAAGGCACAAACAAAGATGTAAAATTTCCTAATTTTTTCTCTGCTTTATTCCAAAGATCGTAGTACACACCCTGCGCCCCGTTCGACGTAGAGTTGATAATAATTATGCTTCCAGGAGAGAGTGAAATAGACTGGAATAGTCCAGCCATAACCTTCTCCGCACTCTGGAAAAATGCGGTCTCATCACATAATAAAGCTGTGTTTGTTGTCCCGCGACCCGGGTTATCCGCACCTGCGGTAAAACAACGATACATAGATCCGTTGTCCACAAACTTCATTTCTCTTTTATTTGATGCACTTAACTCAGGCTTTATATCCTTTGGCAAATCCTCGTAAAAAGTTTTAGACATACTAAATATACTTTCTGTCGTAGGCTTGTCTAAAGATATAATAACCGCTCTGGTAGAATTATAAAACAAAGCTCTATGAAAAATTAGTGCTGAGCTAATTGTACTGAAACCAGCTTGACGATACTTAGAGATAATCATTCTGACATGTCCCTTAGTCTTCATCTGCCTAGTAAATTCATCAACTACTAATTTTTGTGCCTTGTTTATATTTAATTTAATCTTACCCAGCGCGGCATCCTTCGGATAAATATATAAACATTCATTAATAAAAGCTTCTGGATTATTCTTCCAGTACTCCCATTGTTTTCTTTTCTCAAGCTCTTCAACTACTTCCAACAACTCATCATCGCTTGTCATTGTGTCTCCTACTTCTCGTTACCTACAAGCTGTAATACTCTAGCCTGCAGATCTTCTGTCGAAACATCTTTAACATTTTCCTTAATCGCCTCAGCATCTGCTGTAGGTTCTATAAATTTATTTGCTTCTATAATAGCTTTCATTGCTAAACTATCACCTGCAGTCGTAGCTTGTGCAAAGTTCCTCCTTGCAATCTCTACTAGCATATCAGCAGGACTCAATCCTTCACCTCTACTGAAAGCCTCTTTAGTTAATGTTAATTTATTTTTTGAGCCAATCGGTTTTCCCTTAGGATTCCCGGACTCCCCTTTCTTCCAGTGCTGCTTAGCAGCGTTAGGATGTTGAGGTTCACCTTTTTTAAACGGCATACTTCCTCCTTAATTTTTAGAATCATTTAAAAAATATACAGAACTGTAGCAACCCCGAGGTCACTGCTTTCCCTGTATGTTCTTACGTAGCAATCCTGTTGGTACGAATGGGCTCTGTTGAGAGCTCTGTATACTTATTAAATAATTCTGTGTTTTCTAAAATTTTATATGTTTGGCACCTGTGGGTTAAATCTATATAAAGAGCCTACGAGAATAGTTCAAGAGCCCCCAAGATCAAGAGCAAGAGACAGGAGCTTTAGATCAAGAGCTTAAGAGCTAGAGCAAGAGCTCAAATGCTACAATCATGTAGTATCTTATAATAATAAAGGAGATTCAAATGTATAAATCAAAATTAAACCACGATCAAAGACTGATCAAAAAACTTAACGACTTACCTAATCCAGATCGTAAGTCATATATCGCTCGTCTATCTGAGCAGGCTATTAGTAATATAGTAGCTTATGTTGCTTCATCACCTAAATGGATCTACGTAGGCGATGGAGATACAGATAGATTTGTTAATACACATCTCGAAGCTACCATAGCTTACGATCATACTACTGATTCTCTTAGTTACAAGAGACCATTAGCTGATCATAACGCTCGTGCTCGTTCTCTATAAGAGATAAGAGACAAGAGATCAGAGATAAGCGACTTGTGCGTGTAATTACTTTGTAGATACCACATGTAACACAAAATGTGAGCGAGTGATTGCACGCTGAGTTGAACCTATCTATTACCTAAAGATTAGCTTAATATGCTATAAGATCTTTATAGTTTATTAATGTAATCTTTCAATTAACAAGGAGACTATTATGTCATATCCATATAAAGAACAAGATGAGGAATACGCTCGTCTTATAGATTATGCTCAGGTATTATCTAATAAATACTTCAGATCATTAGATCAGTTCGATGAGAATGAATTGAATTCAGCTGAATCATTTAAAGCTGTCTCACATTTATTCGAAGAGATCTTTTCTAATCAACATCAAATTGAAGAATATGGTGTTATCTGGAGACCTCAATCATATATACATCAAGCTCATATGGAAAGGTGGAATGAAATAGATTCACCGAGTTGGGCTCGAGTATATTAACTAATTGCTTTGGGCTCTTAGGGATTATCTAATTCCTTGCCCAAGGGAATATCGTGGATGCGGATACATTCAGTCCTACCTTTATATTTCTTCTCTATAAGGGAGTGGTCGAAATAATCTGCTTTTTATAATAATAAAGGAGACAATTATGTCTAAAGTTGGTCATGTTATATCAAGGGAGTTAGGAAGAGTTAAATACAGGTTTCCTAACAATTATGGTGCTTCTGTTATTCAGAATGAAATGAGTTATGGCGGTGATAAAGGTCTATACGAGATCGCTGTCATTAAATATCATTCAGATGATGATGAAGATTGGAGCATTACTTACGATACTCCGGTGACAGACGATGTTATTGGATATTTACATCCTAATAAAGTCGATATGTATTTATTAGAAATCAAAGCATTATAGGAGAAATGATATGTTAGAAGTTTTAATAATTCATACAATAATTCTTATCGGAGTTATTGTAGGTCTAGCGTGCGTATTTGTACCATTCTTTATGGATATGAATGAGCGCATTAATAATAAGTATAAAGATAAGGAGTAAACTATGTCTAGTAAAGATATAAACGATGCAATCAATGAGTTAATCATTTATGAAGAATTCATGGGTTGTACTAACACATTTCCAATGAGATCTATGACGCTGCAAGAACTTAAAGCGCCAATAAACGATCTTGAAGATGATCTGTTCGATGAATTTCAATACTTCAAAAATCGTTTTAACTCTCAATACAAATAGATCTATCACCTGAGCACGTGATTAAAAGGCTCTTTATTTAAGTGCTTTCAATGAGAGTATTTAAATAAGGATTTCGATCCTTAATGATCTGAATAGATGGGCTATTCAGACAATCAATGTCAATATAAGGAGAATTATATGGCACAAGTTAAAATCACTGGTCATCTAGGCCAAGACCCGGAGACGGGTAAAACAAAGAATGGCAATGAGATGTCTAAGCTCAGAGTCGCAGAATCTAATGATTATTATGACGAGGCTTCAAAGTCTTGGATTAAACGAGAACCAACTTGGTGGTTCGTCACTGGATTCACCAACACAGTTCGAAAGGCAATGTCAGAACTTAAGAAAGGTTCTAAAGTGTCGATCGAAGCAAGAATCGAAAAGACAGAAGAAAATGTCGATGGTTCTTGGAATACAAAAGTGTATGTAAATGCATATAAAGTTTCAGAGATACTTCCTGAAGCATAATGTATACAAGTGCATTTTTGATGGTTGTGATGGGAGCAGTGTTCGCTGCTTCTGTCACTCTTCTAGTGTACATGGCACTAGATCAACTAAGGATAATTAATGACAAGGAGTAAATATGTCAATAATTAGAGACAGTGAAACTGATTTCACAGCGGAGCTTACTGGAAATGATATGGCGTTATGGTTACATTACAGAAACAATATGTCAGTAAAAGAAGCAATTGAAGCTGTTGAAATTAACATAGGTAGAGCATTTTATGTTAGACTACCATTAGAAATAAAAAACACCGATTCACTTGTAGAGTATATCGGATTATCTAAAATGATTAAATAAAGGAGCTAACATGGAAAACTTTCATCCTAAAGTAAGACTCGAGGCATTCAACTACCTGGAGAAACTGAGAAGATCAGGCGAGCACAATATGTTTGGTGTTCGTCCATATCTTATGGCAGTACTTGATCTTGACAAGCACAGAGCCGGAAGACTTTTATCTATGTACATGGAGGGTACTTTAGTAGAAAACGTAGTTAAGAGATAATTTAATAATGTCATTTATATAATATAAGGAGTATTATCTTCGAGAATTCAATATACCTGACAATTTGTACCGAAGTTAGACAGCTAAAAACAATGTCCTACAAACACTGTAAGACCAAGTAAATGCTGAAGTAAGAGTGACAAATGTAGTTTTCAAAATTCATTGTCACAAATGTAGTTTTTCAAATTAATATAACAAAGGAGAAAATAATGTCAACCACATCATGGATAAAAACTGGTAACTTTAAAACAAGAAAGAATCCTATGCAGCCAGAATCAATTGTAGAATCATTAGTTAAAGCTGAAGGTCCTCGTTGTAAGCATTGTGATAGTTTATTCGCACCTAAATATACAAAATACCCTGAAAAGTATTGTGAATGTAAAACGATCATAATCAATAATGAAGAACATCTTGTTACAAAAAAGATCAAAAATAAGGTAACATATATAACATATCATAAAAACGGCAAAGGTAAATACCCGCTGTGGGAAGATATAAAAAATAAATATAAAAGGAGAAAATAATGGGAAACAGAGCAGTTTTATGTTTAAACAATAGTGATGAAAGTTTTAACAAAGACGCAGTCGGAATATATCTTCATTGGCACGGAGATATAAAAAATATTGACTACTACTTAAGAGTCGCTAGAAGAACAATGGGTAACAGACTAGGTGATAGTGAATATGCTAAAGCAAGATTAATTGGTGTTATACACGAAGAAATCGAAGGCAACTTGTCACTAGGAGTAGGAATAGTTGGAAATATGGATTATGATAATATAGACAATGGAACGTATGTCATTGATTGCGAAAAATTAATAATAACAGGAAGGAGAAATAATTATGAAGGAAGATAGTGAAATGCAATGGTTGGAAATAACATTCCAGTTAAAAGCAACGGTTGATAAAATAAAACTTGGATATGATGATTTCAATAATGCAGAAGTAACCGTAAAAGGCAAAGACTGGTTCCATGTTGGACCAGGAAATAATATCAAAAAATTAGTAAAAGACACAATGATAGCTAGAAATATAAATGTAATAGATATTAGAATAACAGATATAAAATAAAAGGAGCATAAATATGAGTATATCAGATTATTATTACGATCAAATCAATGATCCTGATAATTTAACAAAACTTGAAAATCAAGAACCACCAACAAGGTTTTATACAGTATGGGTTGGAGGAACAGAAGTAAATGATGATTATGTTCATTATGAAGAAGCATTAATGCTTTATGATAAATATAAAGAAAAAGGACATACTGATGTAATAATTAAAGAAATGGAGACTTAAAATGAATAAATATAAAATATATAGAAATCTACACAACGGAAAACTAAGTATACA